ACCGCCACCACCCAGACCGCCACCACCGCCACCCCCACCACCCAGACCACCACCGCCACCGCCCACACTGCTCCCACTGCAATCCAGCGAAGGCACCGGATTGAGTAAAAGTGATGTCTGAGGAGGACGGAACGGATATTTGCCACCAACCGTAGGCTGCTTTGCCGAAACAAGAATCCGCGCCTTTTTATAAGCTATATAGTCCGTACCGCTCTTAAAGGCGGGGCGCTGATTTTTCGGATGATTATTTTCAGCAAGGGTCGCCGCGTTGTAAATCGTCGTCGCCGAACGAATACTTGTCAGTTCGGTTCCCGAAAGCTGGGCGACTGCATTGGGTAGAACAAACCCGCCATTACAAATAATAGTCTGCGGAGGAGGAATAACACTTACATGCAAATCAACCAAGATGGCACCGCTAGACTGACCAGGGATTGCAGCTGATCGGACTTCAATAACAACAATTGAATCTTCGTATACAGACAACAGCGATCCATTCAAACTAGGTGGTATATCCCGGCCATTGCGATCGTGTAGCCATAAAGATTCTAAAACATGATTCCATGGATTAGGAGTCTCCCGATAGTCATTAATTGCATAGTAGGTCACCTCTGCACCCCCCAGGGCTGTAACTAATCCGGTTAGATCATAAGGTGTACCCTGATTCACGGATATACATACACGGGTTACCTCAGCATAATTTATAATACCAGTGATGCCTTGCACGGTAAAGGTCGGCACTATGAGGATAGGAAATCGCCAGACGGAATTATTAGCAATATCAGTTAACCAAAATGTGGAATAATCCACTGCAATATCCAGAGGTGACATCGACACACCATCAATTTCAATAACATTGACAACTGTACTATTCGCAATATCAATCTGTGCCACTGACCCACCAAAAACACATGCAGCAAATACATAGTTATTGCTAGGATCTACAGCAATACCGAAGGGGGCCGCTGGAACAGGAATTAATTTGTACTGACGGGTCGCAACATTAATCTGTATTACAGTCGAGTTTTGTGTATCTGTAATCCATGCGGAAGAGTAATCGGGGCTGAGAGTTATCATTGTAGGATAAGACTCTGGTAGAAAAATACGATCATTAAAAGAAAGAGGAGTTGGATTCGTGCTATTCACAAGCCATACACATCGATCACTAAAATCCGTAAACCAAATAGTATAAGATCCCCCTGAAAGAGGACCAATGGCTAGATCTAGAATTGTTGACTGTGTCCGAGTATTTACCGTTGCCAAAGTATCGGTTGTAGCAATATCAATGACCAAAACTGGCGTTTGCAACTGGGGGTTTGCATAGTCTCCATTCGTAATCCATACAGTATTCAATGGCGTAGATGCAATAAAGGTGGGATAGTTCTGAGAGGAGTCGACTATAGTTTGGGTAACAGCGGGGGTTGTTGTATCTACAATTGAAATGGACTGATCCGCTGAATTGACGACCCACAGAGCAGTTCTATCGGGTGTTAGAGCTAAACCTGTTGGATTATTCCCCACTGGAACGGTAACTGACACTGAATTGCTTATTGTGCTAATTTGGTCAACCGTAGAGCCGCCTGTCATGCCCATAAATGGAAATCCGTGGGATATCCAGATGGAATTATGGGATGGATCCTGTTGAATAAACGTAGGAGATGCAGCAATATCAGTGATATTTGCCAAAACATCGTAATATGCGGAGGGGGACCATTGGGTGCTAAAGACTCGTGGTGCCATGGCCCGTGGCTGTTTGGCCTCCATAATTTTTTGAAATAGCTGACCCAACATCTACTTTAGAGATGCAAAATATTAACTAGTCAGTTGTTGAACCAGATTATAAGAATGATAGCCCAGTGCCGCAAAACCCACAAGTAGCACCATCTCAAAGGCGGCCCGGGATCCTTGACCCTGATTCCAGCCAATGTAGAGTAATAGTGGAGCCACCAAAAAGACGTGAATGGCATTAATCCATGCTTTGCCGGAACCAGCCAATATTCTTGTTATCAATTTGTAGCCTTGATAGAGGAAAAGGATGACACCAAGGCCCAGGAGTCCTTGAAAGACCCAGAGGGGTAAATCAGTTCGAAGAATGCCCACGGTTAACAAGAGCGGCGCTACAAATAAAATATGAACTAGCGCCAACACCATATGCTCATCCATGTCTACTTTATATCTATAATTCTGCATACTTCTTTTCACCCAGCCGCTGAAGTGTGAACGGCATATCGGCCACCAGGGACCCAATGAACTGCGGCAGAATAAACTGAATCTGCATCGTCAGCGTCGTAAAGAATTGCACGACCGACAAAATCTGGTAAAAGAATGGTTCCAGAATATTGATCACATAGATCCAGAAGCGACTGTAGGGCACTTCCTTGATGGCACGATTGTAGACATAGGAGTGGATGTTGTTACCCATAATCCACTGGTAATAACTGGTCATCATGGAGGAGAAGAAGCCGATGCCGTACAGCGCCAACACTTTTGTCCAGGAATCAAGTTTGATGGCTAAGAAAGAGCCAGTGCCGGGCCCAAACTGCAGAAATTGGTCGGTGAACGCGCCTTCTTCATCCAGAAAGATCACATAACCGACCAAAAAAAGTGTAAACAAGATTAAAACAACCTTAGGCTCCATAAAGAAAGATACTAAGCCCATTCCCTATTATCATATTGTATTTTTATAATATGATTACAGGCAAAATGTGAAGCTAGAAGAGCAGGGCCCATCAGAAATCAGAATCGAACGTCACCTTCATATCGGCAGCCGCAACACCGACACCCGCCAATGCATAATTCGTCACACGCTTCTCAAAGAAGTTATCCTTGCCCTCCAATGAAATGCGTTCCATCCAAGGAAAAGGATTTGCCGTATTCCATGCCTTCGGGTAGCCCAGAGCCACGAGCAGCCGATCTGCCACGAACTCAATGTATTCTCCCATACGTGCCGCATTCATACCGATCAGAGAGCACGGAAGTGCCTCCGTAATAAACTCCTTCTCAATCCGCACGGCTTCGCGTATCAACTTATAAGCCTTTGTCTTCGGCAACTTATTCACACACTTGGAGTACAGAAGACATGCGAAATCCGTGTGAAGCCCCTCATCCCGTGCAATGAACTCGTTGGAGGCCGTAAGACCGGGCATAATACCCCGCTGCTTGAGCCAGAAGATAGAGCAGAAGGCACCACTGAAGAAGACGCCTTCGACCACTGCAAAGGCCATGAGCCGGGTCGGGAAATCCGCCTCATCCGACTTAATCCAGGAAGTGGCCCAATCCGCCTTGCGCTGAATGCACGGTACGGTTTGGATGGATCGGAGGATCTCTAATTTTTCGGCCCGATCCTCAATGTAGGTGTCAATGAGCAGTGAATAGGTGATCGAATGCATAGACTCCATCATCATCTGCACCGAGTAGAAATGGATGGCTTCGGGAATCTGGACCTCCCCTGCAAAGCGCTGGGCCAGATTTTCCATGACAATGCCATCGCTTCCAGCAAAGAAGCCCAGGATACGCTTCACGAAATGCTGTTCACCCTTGGAAAGTGCAGCCCAGTCCTTGCCATCCTTGGATAGATCAAGTTCCTCAGGTCGCCAGAAGACTGAGACATGATCCTGGGCCATCTTCCAGAGGTCGGCATGTTCGATGGGAAAAATCACGTAGCGATTCGGGTTGGGCTTCAGCAGCGTTTCTTCTGAGTCGCGGATCTTGCGCTTCACAACGGCGAGTTCGTGGGCGATGACGGGATCCATCGGCTTTGTCTCCAATTCTATGGTAGGGACGTGAACTACGGATTCTGCCATTCGATATTGAGGGGTTCGATTTTCTGTCATGCCGAATCAACCGGCAGGAAAAGGCTAAAGTCAAGTTTTCGGCAATTAAACCGAAACAATATTGAGAATGACAGTTAATCCACAGCCTCCGTTGCCACCTCCACCACGTGCAGGAGCTCTGCCCCGACTTCCTGCTCTACACTACCCCGCCCCTGTTCCAGCCCCTGTTCCTGCAGGGCCAGTCGGCCACGGTGGTGGCAGTCGCAGAAAAACGAAACGGCGGCAACAGAAGGGGAGAAGATCACTCAAACAGCGCAAGGGCCTACGTCTTCGTAAAGTTCTTCGTAATGATCTTTGTTATGGTCTTCGCGGTGGTGGCGGTGTCGAAAGTATATTACGCAGGGTCCCTGAAGGGATCCCTGGCGGTGGCGGTGGCGGTGGCGGTGGTGATGCTGCCAATGAAAATTACCCCAATATCGAAGGTGTATTCCCTGATCCAGAGCCCAATAATAGGGTCGGCCCCAGGCCCATTCCGCATTACAGTATCCAGGACTTACGCGGCATGTCGAATGATGAATTATTGGAAATAACTCAGATATTCAGCCTAGGAACATCTGTTGCGGATATTCAGTACTTGGTTGAAAGAGCTTCAGATCTAACTTCACTAGAATCATTGACATTAGGCGGTAACTTTGGCGATGCAGGAGCTATGGCGTTAGCAGCGCCCGGGCAACCCTATTTTTTGCGACTAACAAGTCTTAGCTTAGCTAGAACCAATATTGGCCCTGCTGGATGTGCCGCCCTTGCATCCATCCTACCTCCAAGTTTAGAGAGTCTAGAGTTAGCAAATAATCCAATCGGCGATAACGGAATCTACTATATTCTAGCCATTATTGCTACTCTTGGAAACTTACGCCATCTGGATTTACGCCGTTGTGGCCTCCACGGCGGCGGTATTGCGGCCCTTGCTACTAGGTTTCAATTCCTACCGAGACTAGCGTCACTATATTTATCTGAAAATCTTCTTGAAGAAGAAGGATCTGCAGCACTTGTTGCGAATCTTCCAGTCTTACAGAATTTAATGTCTCTGTTTGTCAGTCAGGAGGGCATCACAGCTGCAAGAGAAGCTGCGATTCGGGGAGCAGGACCACCTGGCAGTCACGTAGTTTTTGACGGTGATATTAACTAAACGCTGTATTCTCTACGCCCTTTAGTAGGATGGGCACCCGACGTAATAAACGGCGGCAAAGGAGGAAATCGTTAAGGCAGAAGGGTGGTCTTTGCAGTGGTCTTCGCGGTGGTCTTCGCGGTGGTCTTCGCGGTGGTCTTCGCGGTGGTCTTCGCGGTGGTCTTCGCGGTGGTGGCCAAGGTTCTAGTATACCAGCAGCAGGTTCGCTAGGAGGAATAGCTGCAGGAAGATTAGCAAATGCAGCCCCTCCTGCAGTAAATGAACATTATC